ACTCAACATCAGGGCAAGCAGACCGCTGCTGATGCGTTCGGAATGGCTGAACCTGAGCCGTTCACGCGGACGTGTTCGATCGTTCGCGTGCTGCCAATGAAGACCAAGAACTGGCAAAAGCAGTCAGCGTTCGAAGCAGAGATTGTTGCGCTCCCGATCGGTGAGTTGAGCAGCGGCAGAGAGGAGCTAGCGGCTTCGCTTGTCTGGTCTCCTGGCGAGGATGTTGGACCCTCTGACATGGCTCTGTTGCCGGATCAGACGCAGCGCAGGATCGAGAAGATTGTGACCTGGGTTGCAGATCAGGTTCGCGACGGCGAGCGAGTTAGCATCGGTGCTGTCGTTGATCACTTCGCGTTGATGGTTGGTTGGCCGGGCAAGGCTGGCCTGCGTTCGTTGATCAAACAGTGCTGCGCTGAGCTTGCTGTGTTGACAGCGGTTGGCAATACGAAGTCGAGGCGTCTAGAGGTGTCTGAAAAGGGGTTTAACTGGCTGTCGTCGCGGGTGTTGTGATCGTTCGCGATTCGTATCAAAACGAATGGAGTGAATAAGACACCTCTTGACACTGAAAGGAATGGAAAACGAATGGAATCGAATGAGCCGAAGTATCTGTCGATACGGCTGTTCTGTCTGCGCACGTTAATGAGGGGTAATCAGAACCCGTCCTGATGCCATTCGTATCGGTAGTAATCATTCCTAAATGATTACTACCAGAGACGAATCAGGAGAGAGTGAGAGAATAAGACAATGAAAGACAAACCATGGTTTGCTGTGCTTGCGTGGCCTTTGCGAGCTTGTCAGCCGAACGCGAGCGTTCATCCGCACACGCGATCTGCTGCTCGTCGACAGCAACGCAGCGAGGCAGCCGCCGCTGTGCTGCTGACGCCTGATCTCCCGTCCGGCGATACGCTGCAAGCTGAGCTGCTGTTCGTGCCTCCTGACCGGCGCCGGCGCGACCTCGACAATCTCGTTGCCTCAATGAAGGGCGCCATCGACGGCGTGTTCGATGAGCAGGGCCGAGATGACCGCTCGCTTCGCGTGATCGTCGGCCTCCTGGCTGAGCCTGACCGCGCCGACAGTCGCGTAGAGTTGCGCATACGGGCAGCGACTGCGGCGCAGCGGCTAGCGTTGGGTATGTAGCCTCGGTAGGCTGGGGGCCATGAGTGACGACGATGCTGAAGTAGCGCGGTTCCTGTCGATGGTGCGCGCACGTTTACACGCAGGCCGCAGCGAATACGGGGATAGGTCGTTTGCACGGCCTGTCACTGAGCTGATAGGCGAGATCGAAGAGGAGCTGCTCGACGTGGTCGGGTGGGCTGCTGTGCTGTTCGCTCGGGTGCAGCGGCTGCGTCGCTCGGAGGTGACCGATGCCTCGTCCTAGTGCTTGGCCCCCACCCCCACCCCCGAGATGCGGGGGGTCGTCTCGTTTCATACAAGGGGCTATCTCTGGCCTGATTTTTTCAGTTCCTTTCTGGGCACTAATTTTTTGGTTTTTCGGGGGGCTACTATGACCGATGATGGACCCCCTCGCCGAGCTAGTGGCGAAGCTCACCCACGGGCTAAGCTTACCGATGCTCAAGTCCGGCAGATGCGGGATGACTACGAACTGAACCACATGACTATGCGCGCCATCGCGACCAAGTTCGACGTAAGCTGGCACACGGTGCGGCACCTGCTGCGCTACGAAAGGCGCCCGTTTACACGACCCCCTGAGACTTTAGGTAATGGTTAACCCTCCGTTAAAGATTGAGACTGCGGCGTCGTCCGCGATTAAGAAGTTAAGCGGCGGTATGCCGATCGACCAAGCCTGCCGGTCCGTCAATCGTGAGTTCGGCAGGACTGAGTTTCGCCGTGCGCTACGACGTTACGAGCACCTCCGAGAAGCCTATGTCCGGGCGAGGGCAGACTATGTTGCTGCCGAAGCGGACGAGTTGTTGCGCCTCGCGGACAGCGGGACTGGCATGGACCGCGACGAACTGGCTTCGTTAAAGTTGCGAATCGATACCCGCAAATGGCTCGCCGAGAAGTTGCTCGACGATTACCAACCAAAGATTAAGCAGGAGCACAGCGGCGCGGTGCCGCTAGTCGTTGAGACGAACGTGCCCCGCCTTCCCGATGCGGTCGACGCCGATGTCCGTTCGATCACTGATACCCCGTCCGATGACATCCACGACGTCTTATGATTACTATCCATCTCTACGACCAAGACGGCGCCGTTGTTGGTAGTGCTATTGCTCCCGCAGACGCCACGATCGTGCATGGCACGGACAACCACTTCTACGAGAAGGTCAAAGGAAGCGACGGCTTCGTGCAGGTCGACCCCCCGAAAGTGCATGTCACTCTTTCAACCATACAAGACTGAGTCATGTTTAAACCTCGCCCTACTCACTGCAACAGCGGCCACGAATGGACGGACAAAAACAGTTACGTCTACGTCGATGCGGGAGGCTACACCCGCCGCAAATGTAGACAGTGCACCCTCCTTCATCTAAAGAAGCACCGCCGAGCAGCAGGAATTAAACAGCGCAAGTTAAAGGTAAAGGTGCCGTCCAGAACCCCGGAAGGCGACCTGACCCTGGAAGCCACCGAGATCGTGCGAGCCAATCGTATAGCGGTCCTGATCGATAAGAAGTGGCGGGCGTCTACTTCGTGGGAGCGTGCCGACGTGCAAGCCGAGATCGATGCGTTAAAACACAAGGACTCCGCATGAAACGAGTCAAGATCCCTTACGTGCCACGCGAATGGCAGCGCAAATCGCACGAAGGCATGAGGCGTTTCAACGTCCTTGTGCTGCACCGCCGGGCGGGCAAGACTGAGCTAGCGTTGATGGAGTTGCTCGACCGGGCGCTTCGCTTCGACAAAGAGCTGGGTTTGTTTGTGTATCTGGCGCCGCAGTTGAAGCAGGCAAAGGCGGTTGCTTGGGCGCGGTTTAAACAGATCATCAAGCCGTTTATTCAATACGGGCACGCGGTCATTAACGAATCCGAGCTTTCGCTACAGTTCCCGCACAACGGCGCGACGATCCGCTTGTTCGGCGCCGATAACCCGGACGCCCTTCGCGGGCTCCGGCTTGACTTCGCGGTGCTCGACGAAGTTGCGCAGATGAAGCCCGAGCTTTGGTATGAGATTGCGCGGCCCGCTCTCGCTGACCGGGAAGGTGGGGCGTTGTTTATCGGGACAGTTAAGCGGGTCGACCTGTTCAGCCAAATCTATCACGCTGGCTTGCGCTTGCAGGAAGAGGGGAACCAGGATTGGTTCGTCGGGCTGTGGACCTGCCACGAGACGGAAGGTCTTTCCAAGCGCGAGATCGATGACATGCAGTCGTCGATGTCTGAGCAGGCTTTTGCACGCGAGATGCTGTGCGACTTCTCTGCCCAAGGTGACGACCAGCTAATCTCGTTGAGCGACGTGCAGCTTGCAGTCTCGCGGAACCACCCCCGCAACGACTTCATACATTCCCCGGTTGTGCTCGGCGTCGACGGCGCCCGCTTCGGGAACGACAGGTCTGTGATTGTGCGGCGCCAGGGCTTGCACATGTTCCCTCCTATCGTGATGCGCAACCTCGACAACATGCAACTAGCCGCCCGTGTGTCGCAGGAGATTGAGCAGCACCAGCCGCACGCGGTGTTCATTGACCACGCCGACACGGGAGTGATCGATCGCCTCCGGCAATTGCATTACCAAGTGACTGAAGTCCCTTTCGGTGGCAAGGCGGCGAAGGACCAACTCTACGTCAACAAGCGGACCGAGATGTGGTTTGGTATTCGGGATTGGATTGCGTCCGGTGGTTCTGTGCCGGACGACCTGAGCCTTAAGCAGGAGATCGCAACCCCGGTGTATGAGTTCGACGCACGGGGCCGATACAAGCTAGAGTCAAAAGACGACATCAGGGCTCGCCTGCCGGAAGCCGGGTCTCCCGATATAGCGGACGCGCTGGCACTTACCTTCGCCGCACCTGTTGCCGCAACTAATGCGCTTACTGATTATGACCCTGCGCACCCCCTGGCGCCCTCGATAGCTAACCGACCCAAGACGGAACGCCGCCGTATGCGCTACCATCCGGCCCGTAGCTGGCGCCAACGCCGGTAGGGGGCCATGACGGGGGGCTATCCCCTTAGCCTTCGGGGAATGTCTTTGCCCGTAGAGATCGCTGAATTGTCAGTAGCTGAACTCGACGCATGTCGTGCCCTGCTGGCGTTAAACCACGACGAATGCGAAGCGCATCACGGCCGCAAGCTTAACATCATGTGGCCTGCGTTCTACGAGCTAGAAGATCGCGGGCTCTTGCATCTGTTCGGGGCTTGGCGCGAAGACCAGCTAATTGGGTATGCGGTTGGTGTCTACTCACCAAAACATCCGCACCATGAAGACTGGTCTACAATGACGATCAGCGTGATTTACGTGCACCCTACCGTCCGCAGAGCGGACGTGCTTGACGAGCTAATGGGGTTAATGCGAGGGCGAGCCCGCAACTTAAACGCGGACTCAATCATTTGGCAGGCCAAGGACGGTTCGCCGTTCGATCTTTACTTAGAACGAAAAGCAGTCTGCGAACTGCTAGAGAGAACTTACGAGGAAAAACTCTAATGGCATTTGGACTTGAGGGCGCCGCGCTAGGCGCTTTGTATAGCGCCTACATAGGCGCAGCTACTACTGCCGCGACTACTGTAACTTCGCGAGCGGACGGTAAGAGAACACAAAAACGGATTGAGAGTTCAGAAGAAGAAGCGCAAGTTGCGGACGTGGCAAATAGACGCAGGGCGGGAGAGACGACTCGCGAAGCTGAAGCCGACGCACCGGACCCGACCGCGATCCTGCAAGCGGAACAAGACCCGGAAGGCGCTATGGGCCGCGCACGCCTTGGTGGTGTAAACGCAGATCAACTCCGCCTTGGCATGAGCGCCCTGCTTGGCGAAGGGGGTGGGTATGCCTAAGAAACCAATGAAGCCAAAGAGTCGACCGAAACCGAAGCCACGCACTAAACCCAAGAAGGGTTACTGATATGTCAACCACTCAAGGCAAGGGGCTAGTGCAACAGATGCGGGATCGATGGCATCGCCTCGACTCCATCTATTCTTCGTGGCGCACGCAATACCAGCAGATCAGCCGCAACTACTTGCCTTGGACGGGCCGTTTCTGGTCGGAAGACCGGAACGAAGGGTGGACCCGCAACGACGACATTCTTGACAACACGCCGGAACGCTCAGTCCGCATCCTATCCGCTGGTCTAACTGCGGGCGCTAGCTCGCCCGCTCGCCCGTGGTTTAAGTTAGGCACGCGAAACCCGGAGATGATGCAGAAGCACGACGTCCAGCTCTGGCTTGACGAGACGACCCGCATCATTATGCAGACGTTCTCTCGGTCCAACGTCTACCGTGGCTTGCAACAGCTATACACAGAGTGCCCGCTTTACGGCACCGCTGCCGCAATTCTAGAGCCGGACCCTGAGACTGGCGTTCACCTCCGCGTATTGACAGCAGGGCAGTATCGCATTGCGAGCAATCCCAAGGGCCAAGTAGCAACGCTCTACCGCGAGTTTGAAATGTCGATCTCGCAATTGGTGCGTGAGTTCGGACTAGAGAAGTGCAGCGACCGAGCCAAGAGTTTGTTCCGTGAAGGCAACCTCGAAGAAGGCATTACTGTTGTGCACGCAATCGAGCCGCGCTCGGATCGCAACCCGAGATTACTGGACAACCAGAACATGCCGTGGCGATCCGTCTATTGGGAGCGGGGCGAGCAGCCGGACCAAGTCAAAGACGTCTTGCGAGAGTCAGGATTTAACCGGTTCCCTTGCTTAGTTCCTCGTTGGTCGGTCTTACCCCAAGACGATTACGGCAGCGGCCCCGGCATGACGGCGCTCGGCGACGTCATCCAACTGCAACAGGAGCAGTTCCGTAAGAGTCAAATGATCGACTTCGCTTCGGACCCGGCAATGCTGTTGCCGTCCGACATGAAGAACCAAGAAGTCGATCTGGCGCCAGGAGGCAAGAACTACACCGACGCCACCGGTAACAACCGAGGGGGTCCGCTGTGGCAGCCGGGGCAGCAACTGCAACCCTTGCTGATGGACATCCAAGACGTCCGCACCCGCATCAACTCTGCGTGGTTCGCTGACATGTTCTTGATGATCGCGCAGACCGACAAGACGATGACAGCGACCGAAGTTGCCGAGCGGCACGAAGAGAAGCTGTTGATGTTGGGTCCGGCGCTAGAGCGTTTACACAACGAACTGCTCGACCCGCTAGTCACGATGACGTTCCATTACCTGAGCGAAGCCGGCCAGATCCCGCCCCCTCCTGCTGAGCTTGAAGGTGGCGTGCTCGACATTGAGTTTGTGTCTATGTTGGCGCAGACTCAACGTGCGGTAGGGGCACGAACGGTCGACAGGTTCTTAGCAACTGCGACTGCGGTGGCTCAAGCCAAGCCTGAGATCCTAGACCGTATTGATGCGGACGCGTTTATCGAAGACCTCGCGGAACGTCTTGGCGTCCCCGCAAAGATATTGGTAGACCGCCGCGTCGCCGACAACCTGCGTAAGGCTCGCGCTGAGATGCAGCAGGCGCAAGCTGAAATGGAGGCTCAGGCCCAGCAAGCGACAACAGCTAAGGACATGGCCGCCGCATCCAGCATGGCGCCAAGCCCTGCGGAACAGCAGTTCTCTGGTATAGCAGGTAGTCAATGAGCGAGAACGGCAACAACGACTTTGGGCAGACGTCGCCGGGAGGGGGCGGAAGCCTTCGTTTAGATCAGCAAGGTTCGATGCCTGTTGCCGGGCAAGAGCTTCGTAGGCACCTCCGCCGAGCGGGGATGGTTACCGACCTGAGCGGGTTAAGCGACATTGACTTTGACTCTGCCGAGCCTGCGGACGGCCAAGGGCTAGCGTATTCCGCTGCGAACGAAAACTGGCGCCCCCGCGATCTTTCAGTTTCATCGCCCATTCTTACGGGCACTAACAGCAGTTCTTCCGCAACAAGCATTGAGCTGAAAGCGGGAGCCGACGTCACAATAGAGCCAGGAAACATAGGCGTTCCTGTTGCGACAAGCATGACTGCGACAAGCGTCGCAGTGTCTTGGATTATGGGCGCGTCTGGAGATCCGCCATCAACCTGGACTCTCAAACTTCACAAACGAACCGGCGAAGGCACTCTTAATGAGGTCGCCACTTTCACAGTTAACACTCAGTAATCATTATGGCAGCAGGTAATTGGACATTCCCTAACGCGGCAAGAACTTCGTTGTTAGACGGCAGCTTCGATTTGGACACAGACACGTTCAAGATCGCACTGTTCACGAGTTCGTGGGACGGACCAGGAGCTACAACATACGGCACGACTAACGAGGTAGCGACAAACTACGGCTACACGCAAGGCGGGATCACTATCAACCAGTTGGTGCTAAGCGGCACCACGACTGTAAAGGTTGATAATTCTGTGTCGATTGTATGGACGGCGAGCGGCGGTTCGATCGTCGCACGCTATGCGGCTATCTACGAAAACGGCGGGAAGTTCCTGTGCTACTGCTTACTAGATTCTGGTAATGCTGATGTCACGACAACGACCGGTAATACATTGACAATTACAATGAACGACGCAGGGATCTTCACGCTCGCCTAATGTCAACTCAACTAGTTACGCACACCCCTGACGGCGTTGTTTGTGCCGCGCTACAAGACGGCGTCCACGCGGGCAAAGCCATCGTCAGCGGCACCAGCTGGGATGGGCCAGTAACTAATGAGGGTTGGTGCATCTTTGATTTAGTTGAAGACCCACAGGCCGTTCGTCAATCTGTTTGCCAAGCGATGTTGACTGCGTCTGACATCAGTAAGGTTTACGACTACTTCGCCGTGGCTGATAGCCGCTTGCCTTCTAGTGCTCAAGCCAGTTTGGCGGCAACAGGTCGCGCATCGATTACGATTGACCAGCTGTTAGCAGCTACTGGCTTTGCGCCTGACTGGAGCGCTGGCCTTGTGCAATCAGTCGAGCAAGAGCAAGGAACGTGGTCTAGCTAATGGCTACCGTCACCAAGACCGTTGGCGCATCAGACAGCGCAGACTACGCAACCATCAGCCTATGGTATAACGCTCGACGATCGCAACCGTCGAGCGGTGACACAGAAGTATGCATATTGGAGGACGGGGACCACGACTGGTCTTCGTGGCAAGGCGGTTGGGCCGACGTAAACCTGACGATCAAGTTCCAGGCCGAGAACAGTCACGGCGGCGTTTGGGCTAACGGCGCACGCATTGTGCCGACTGGGCAGATGTCATTGCCGAGCCGCGAAGACGACACGACAATCGAGTTTATCGATCTAGTGTTCGACTTTCCGGCGGCGTATCGACCGCTCTACTTAGCGACATCGTCGACGACTACAAGCAAAACGATCAACGTCACGCTGACTCGATGCTTGGCCTACAACGCATCGACGAACAGCCCGATTATCCGAAACGGCAACAACGCGCCGGGTGTTACGAACATCACCGCTACTAACTGTGTGCTAGAGGGTGAGGGCGGCCAATGGTATGACGTGCCTTACAGCAGTAGCACTGCGACCGATTCGTATGTGGTGCTGACTGCCTGCACTGTTCGCGACGCAATCATCACGTTGCAGCGGCACACTAGCAACAGCACCAGCAACGGTAGCGTCGTCGCGAATGGTTGTCTGATCGCAATCGATTCCAGCATGAACGGCGGACAGATGGTCCGTCTCACTGCCAACAGCTACGCACGCGGCGGCTCAAGCGTCGATTGCATAACGACCGAAGCGGAAGCGACGCACGACAATTGGGCCGACAATTCACGCACCAACGCAACGTATGGTGTCACGTTTAACATTGACGGCTCGGCGCCCGCATCCGGTGAAGTCTCTTGGGTCGGCGGCTCTGGCCCGAAGTATGATTTCAGTTTAGTCGAAAACGCTAACAACCTTGCGATCGGCTACGTCACAAATGCGACGATGCCGAGTGGCGACATCGAGGGCAACGTGCGCCCTGGATCTCCCGATGCTGGCGCGTATCAGTCTGCGACATCTGTTTCGCTGACACCTGGAGTTGGCTCGTTAACGACTACTTCCCTTACACCATCAGTTAGCGTAGCCACCGTATTAACGCCAGGAGTGACTGCGCTATCGATAACGCCATCGGTCGCAACTGCTGTGGTCGCAACCAACCTGACGCCAGGACTTGCTGCCTTGGCAACTACTACGTTGGCGCCGTCTGCGACTGCAACATCTTCGGTGTTCTTAACGCCAGGGACCGTAGCGTTAAGCACTACGCAGTTTGTTCCTGTGGCAGGCACCGGTCACAGCTTGACACCGGGATTTGCGCAATTGGTTGTAGCTAGCGCTGAAGCCCCGTCGCCTCCTATCGTAGACTCTAGCACACCTCGATCAGTTATTACTCAAGGCTCTTGGTCGACGACAACTGACTTCGTAGCGGGCGACGAATGGGCAGTAACTATTTCTGGCGCGGCGGCCAATGCGCCTCGTGTTCGTGTCCAACTAATTTTTGTGTAGTGTGAAATGGCGGATCAAAACGGGTGGAGCACTTACGAAAAGATGGTGCTCTCCGAAATCAAAAGGCTTTCTGAGATGCAGACGACAACTCAAGCAAATCTAATCAAGTTTGAATCTCAACTTGCGGTATTGCACGTCAAGTTAGGTTTGGTGTCTGGGTTCTTTGGTTTAATGGGCGGCGCAATCCCAGTAGCTGCCGCAATTGTCATGCAACAATTATGAGAAACGCAATTCGATGGGCGGCACTTGCCGCAGTTTGCTTGGCCCTTTGCTCCTGTGGTCTGTTCACTAACGAACAGGTCGAAGCTGCAATTACCGTCATTAACCAGCTCGCAGAGAACGGCAAAATTACAGGCGAGCAGGCCGAGGCTATGCGCCAAGCTCTGATGGCTAACACGGGTGACCCCTGGTATATGCAGGTAGGCGTGTTTGCCCTAGAAGTCGCTATGGCGATTATTGGCGTTCGCGTGTGGCGCGGTCCTTCTGCGACCGCTGCGGAGCGTGTTGCGCGCCTAACCGCAGGTAAGGTATAGCGCGCCAGCCGGGGGTCCATGACAAGCGGGTTTTGGTCTAGCTTGTTTACATGTCGCTCAAGACTCCGGCTCAGATTCGGGATGATCGCGCTGCCGACACGGCTCGGCAAGCGCGACGTTCAGAACTTGAGAACGAAGACTTTGTGCGGCTTATGCGCGCAGAGTGGGGTCGACGCATCGTTGCGCGACTCCTCAAAGCCGGTAGGCACCGGTCCCCCAATTTCGAAACCAACGGCATGGTGATGTCTCGCCAAGTTGGAGTTTCTGATTTTGTGCAGACCGAACTCGCCGACCGGATCTTTGACCTCTGTCCCGAAAATTACGCCACTCTGAGAAGAGAGAATCCGTGACAGAAATCGAACAAAGCGAGAGCCCCGAAAGCACCAGCGAAGGGACCGCGACTGAGGTCGTTGAGGCGACGCCTGAGACTCAAACCGAGTCTGTAAGTGTCATCTCAAATACCGAACCGCAAACCACAGAGCAAGGCTCTGGTGATTCACCAGAGCCTTCGGCTGTAGAACCCGAAGGTGCCCCTGAATCCTACGCGGATTTTTCTACCCCTGAAGGGGTAGCCGCGATGGACGACGACGTTCTCACTACGTTCGCTACTACGGCTAAAGAGCTTCAACTGTCGCAAGACAAAGCTCAATCTTTGATCAACGCTGTCGCGCCCAAAATGCAGGCTCGACAGCAGGAGGCTTTCAAAGTTCAAGTGCAGACTTGGGCAGAGGAAGTTGCGTCTGACCCTGAAATCGGCGGCGAGAATCTCGACCAGAGTGTCTCGTTGGCGCGCAAGGCGTATCAGATGGGCGCGTCTCCAGCTCTGCAAGGTTTGCTTCAGAAGTCCGGCTTGGATGTCCACCCTGAGATGGTGCGGATGTTTCGCTACTTTGGCGGCCGGATTAGTGAGGACAAAGTAGTTGATGGCGGTGAGGCGCCGTCTTCGACCGCTTTATCCGGGGATGTATTTAGCAACCCTGGTGCCCACATGGATCGCCTCTACAAGAAGCACTTGAGCTAACATGGCTGCACTTCCAACTACGAACTTAACTCTGGCCGATTGGGCCAAGCGTCGCGACCCAGATGGTTCGATGTCGACCGTCATCAACATCCTGAGTCAGTCGAACGACATTCTCGACGACGGCGTTTTCCGCGAAGCTAACGGACCTACTTCGCACCGTTGCACCGTTGCTACCGGCTTGCCTGACGTCTACTGGCGCCAAGTAAACCAAGGTATCTACCCGAGCCACGGCACGACCGCACAGATTGACGAAGGCATTGGCATGCTGGAGTCGCGCTCTGAAGTCGACATTGCCTTGGCTCGCCTAGAGTCTGACGAGCGCGCACTGCGCCTGTCGGAAGCTCGCATGCGCCTAGAAGCGATGAACCAAGAACTGGCAACCACCATGTTCTACGGTAACACTTCGGCTAACCCGGAAAGGTTCATGGGCATTGCCCCGCGCTACTCATCCCTTGCGGCAGGTAACGCACAGAACATTTTCAATGCTGGCGGAACTAGCACCGATAACACGTCGATCTACCTGATCGGGTGGGGCGACGAGACATGCCACTTTATCTTCCCGAAGGGCAGCGCGGCTGGTATTGAACAGCGCGACCTCGGCGAGCAGACGGTCGACGTTTACTCGGCGGCGGACGGCAGCGGCACTTACACAGGTAAGATGCAGGCGCTGGTTGACTGGTATTGCATCAAGATGGGCATGGTCCTTAAGGACTGGCGTTACGCCGCTCGTATCTGCAACATCGACGTCAGCGACCTTACGGGCTTTTCTGGCACTGGCACTGGCACGCAAGACCTGCCCGTGTTCAGCACTAACATTGTCCACAAGATGGCGGAGGCGATTTACCGTCTACCAAACCCCGGTATGTGCAAGCCCGCGTTCTACATGAACCGGACCGTGCACGCGGCGCTATCACGTATGGCGATGGAGAAGCAGTCTTCGGTCTTGACGATCGAACAAGGTTTGTCAAGCTTCGGCACGGCGCGTCAATTCCTGTCCTTCATGGGCATTCCAATCCGTCGTAGTGACGCGATCATCAACGCTGAAGAGCGCGTGGTCTAAGGAGGCATACTATGTTTATAGATAAGAACACCTTACTCAGTGGAAGTGACGGCCTCGCACAAGCTCTTCCTACGAACGCTGCGTCGGCCTACTCTGACGATTTCATTGACTTGGAGAACGCTTTTCCTGCGTTGGCAAGCGGCAACCCGCTAGTGCTTCGGTGCGTTTCGACAGCATCTTTTGCCGCTGGCGTCGGGTCTAAAGTGACGATGGAGCTTCGGGCGTTCCCCGTGCTACAGAGCGCTGTCGAGGTCACAGCCATCGCTGTTACTACTGCGACTGATCTTTTGACCAAGGCGGACCACGGATTTGTTGACGGTCAGCACTTAAGGATTAAGACCTTAACCACCAGTACGCTTTCGGGCGGTAACGCGACGACGCTAGACTTCTTTGTGATTAACCCGACAAAGGACACGTTTAAGCTCGCTTTAACCCCTGGAGGCGCATCAGTAACATTTTCTGGTAGTGATGGAACCTGCGTA